AAAAGAATTGTTTTATGTTCTTATGCCCTGTTTCGCTTGGTAAATATTACGTGCCAGCAGGTTCTTATGAGCACCTTCCGAAGAGTGGCTTCGATTCGACATGGGCGAAGTCTGGTAAGTCGGGGGTTCGTAATGATGAGATTATTGTTTATAACAACGACCGCTTCGACCTTAAATATCTTGTGGAGTTTGAATAAAAACTCTTGACTCTCCGAAAAATAAACTTAAACTGAAACTACATATGAAACAACTACCATTAGCAGCCGCCGTAGCCGTCACCGTACAGGCTTTCACCACCGCACAAAAAGAATTTTCCGCACATGATGTTACGCGGGAACTTCGTACCCTCGTAAATTCAGGGGAATTGGGAATTATTGACCTTTCCAGAGTGGATGTTGATGGTATTCCGAATACTTATCGTATCGACCACAATACTGTCCGGGGATACGTGCGAGCTTCTTTCGGCAGCGTTCCGAATTACGAGCGTGACAATTCTCGTGGCTACGCTCTGTATCGCCCGAAAACCGCTGATTCTTCCTACTCCGCGACTCCCGTTGCGACTCCCGTTGCGACTCCCGTTGCGACTCCCGTTGCGACTCCCGTTGCGACTCCCGTTGCGACTCCTGTTCCTACAACCTATACCGCACAGGTCAGCGCTCCTCCGTTTAGCACCGCAATTACCAGCAAGGTAATAAGCTACGTTAACAATAAGCTTGCTGACGGTATCTGTCCGACTCTAAAGCAGATTCAGAGCCGTCTCAAGGGATACAGCATCACCTGTAAGGAAATTGCTGACATCCTTCCTACCGCATTATATAAGGTCGCTGTTAATAGCGATGTCTTTTCTCGGTCCACCGTAAGTCGGTAATGGCCGCAAAAACTTCATTGCAGTCCTTCGTTGGAGAATACTATGCAAACATACTTCTCCTCGACCCGAATCTAAATCCTCTAACTACCATTTCGTCCAGAAGGGCGAAATGGTATTTGGATAGGGGTTTGGCTAATTCGCTTGGTCCCGATGGAGTTTACAATGAGCGTATCCAATTGACATTCGAGCCGAAGAAAAATTCCTCGAATAAGTTTCTTCAAACAGTTCTTCCTACGCAATGTGTAATGTGTGCGACGAAGGAGAATCTTACCGTTCATCACGTAATACCTGTTGCGGTTAAGCGATTCTTCCCGAAGGAAGATAAAGACCATACACGCCAATGGTGTGTCCTATTGTGCGAGAAGCATCACTTAGAAGCCGAGAAAACCTGCCGCCCATTTTATGAGAAAGGTCTTCAAGCAGCAGTACGTGAGGCCCAAGTCAGGCACCACGATAAAAATAAACTACTTTTTAAATTAGCTAATGTTTTAAACGCTCAAAACCTTATTACTCAAGCAGTTATAGAGTCGTTGACATCAGAAGAGTTGGGATTATACGGAGCTTTTCTTCAATCTTTATCAACGCCTCCAGATTCCTTTAAGAGACTCAAGGAATTAATTATGGAATTGCGTGCAGCGCAAAAGAAATCCGTTAAGGCGGCAAAAGCTGAATGGGGCGCAAGGTATATTATAGAGAACGGTGGCGTTCAAGGCATTAAGGAAATTTATCGTGTAGCGTTCTTAAAGTTGAATCCTGAATTTTTACCAGAGGGATTTTTAGTAGATTCGGTCGAATTAATATGCACTCAATGACAAACCTAAATACATACGGAGTTATAGTCGGAAGATTTCAGGTACATCGCATGACAGCGGGGCACTTAGATTTGTTCAATAGGGTATTCGATAAACATCAGATGGTACTCGTCGTGCTTGGATGTTCTCCTAAGCGTCTCGCTCGTAAGAATGCATTGACATTTGAAATGCGGCGACAAATGATTCAGGAGGAATATCCTCATGCAGATTTGAGGGTTGTGCCGCTGATGGACGTTGGCAACGATGAAACTTGGAACCGCAATCTGGACAAAGCTATTCAAGAAGCTATTCCTGATGCGTATCAGAATAACACAATCCTATATGGCTCGCGGGATTCTTTTGTAAAGTCTTATAAAGGGGCATTTCATGCGGAGGCTTTGGAGTCACGCATTACTGAAACAGGCACCGAAATGCGTGAGCGCGTTCTGAATCGAAAGAATTTTAGCGATGACTTCCGTGCTGGACGTATCTCTGGTGCTTATGACCAATACCCTAAGACATGGGCGACTGTTGATACTGCAATTACGAACGATAATTTCGATATGCTGATGGTCCGCAAACCGGATTCAAAGGTATGGAGATTCTGTGGAGGGTTTTCAGAACCAGAATCTATCTGTTTCGAAGAAGATGCAATCCGTGAGGTTAAAGAAGAACTAGGAATAGAAATTTATGAACCGAAATATCTAGGAAGTTTTCTTATTGATGATTGGAGATATAGGGATGATACAGATAAAATCAAGACTCTATTCTTTCACGCTAAATACAAAAGCGGCACCGTGATAGCTCAAGACGATATAGCGGAAGCTAAATGGTTTAAGCCACATGAACTAACTATTGAAGATATAGCTCCTGAACATTTACCGTTGTTACGGAGATTCGGGACAGAATTTATGCTTTAAGGAATCTTTTTTAGCGCTCTTGTAGAACCCCTAATTTTCTCTGGAGATAAGGAAGTCCCAATTCGTCAGCACGCCGCTTGATTGCCTCGATGAACTGGCGATTTGTAATCGAAAAATGGGCTAGCCTATAAGTTTTCTTTTCGGGGTTCTGAGGAACAGATGTGGTTTTATTAGCTATCCAGCAGTGACGACATTTAAGAGATTTTGATAGGTATTGTTGTAGAAACTCTCCGAAGCTTTGAAAGTTTTCGAGCCACGCAGGATGGCCTACTATATATAAAGAAAAACTATTCCATTTTTTATTCTTATAAAGACTTCCATCCCCGTCGAAGAACCCAATGAATAGAGCAAACATTAAATCTGGATTTGATATTCCTGAAAGCGTACAGGGGTTGTGCGTTTTATTATTATGTATATTAAATTTTTCTCGAAGCGCTCTAACGATTGAGCCGTCAGTACATTTGAGGCGGTAGTAATTGTTGCCGACTTTGGAAAGCGTATTTGTGGACTTGACAAATTCTCTAAAGCGTTTAAGATGGTCTAAATCATCGCCTGATATAGCTAAAGAAATCCTGTTCTTCGTAAAACTTCCGTCTGCCATCAAAAATCCCAACCAATAATATGCCTCTACAGTTTCTTTCAAAAGTTCAGACATATCATTATACTTCTCAATCTCACGAGCGAGTTCAAGCTTTTGTGCCTTTTTCTGTATTGCGGACCATTTGCGATTTCGTAGGTTTGCAATTAGAAACCGTTTATCGGCTGTCGGATACAGCCGCGTTAGTAAACTTAGTTCGTCGTCCGTCCATTGATAGTATTTGCGTTGCATAAACAATTTTACACCGCAAAACGATTTTTGTCTGGACAAAGTTCAAAAAACCACTAAAAATAAGCGTATATGAAAAATATTCAGTTGCTCATTATTGACCCGCAGTTCGACTTCTGCGACCCTAAAGGTGCTCTCTACGTAGGAGGAGCCGAGAAAGACCTCGAACGTCTTGCGAAGCTAATCAGCCGTAACAAGGACCGTATTGACGATATTCGCGTCACTCTCGATTCTCACCAACCTGTCCACATCGCGCACCCTATTTGTTGGGTGGACGCAGCAGGTAAGCACCCTGACCCTTTCACCATGATTACCGTAGCGGACGTTACGGGCACCGCTCCTAAGTGGCGTGCATTCAATCCCGCTTGGCAGACTCGCCAAGTCGCATACGTTAACGCTCTCGCGGCAGGGCAGCGTTATGTTCTCGTTATTTGGCCCCCGCATTGCCTTATTGGTACGGACGGTCATCGTATCCACCCAATTCTCCAGCCCGCGCTTCGTGAGTGGCAGGACCAGTTCGCGATGGTGGATTATGTTACTAAAGGCAGTAATCCTTTTACAGAGCACTATTCGGTCGTCAAGGCTGATGTCATCGACCCCGAAGACCCCAGCACCGATTTGAACACGAGCTTTATTAATCGTCTTCAAACCGCTGATGAAATTTGGATTGCTGGTGAGGCGTTGAGTCACTGCGTTGCTAATTCTGTTCGCGACATCGCCGCAGAGTTTGGTGACGAGCACGTTAAGAAGTTCGTTCTTCTTGAGGACGCTTCGAGTCCCGTAGGCGACCTTCCGGGGAGCACTATGTTTGCTGATATGGCCGACTCGTTCGTTAAAGAGCTTGTCGCCAAGGGCATGCGCATTGCAAAAACCACGGATTTTTAATATGAGATTCTGGCCCGGTGATAAAGGATTAATAATTGAAGGCGATAGCCAAGCAGAATATTGTCAATTGAAAGTTCTAGCAGACGAACTTGAAAAATATTCTATACCGTTTGGAATGAACCCTACAGAATTTTCGGTTGAACCCGATTCCTTTGCGTCTCATATGATTCAATCAATTCACCTAAAATTAAAATGACACTATACGAAATCTTTTCGATGCCAAAGGGAATGCGTATTGCAAAAACCACGGACTTTTAATATGAATTACGAATACGGATACAATAAATTTGGTGTTCCATATCGCCGTAAGTCAATGCGTGCCCCACATTTTATCATAACTCCTTACGTAGTTATCAGGACAAAGGAACGTCTGCCATGGTGTTTCCGAAACCCGAAACCCGAAATACTAACTAACGAAAACTTCCAACCAATAAACTAAAAACATATGGCTAACAAAAATGAATGTACGCTCGGTACTATCGAGTGGAAGACCGATGCATTGGGAGAGTATTGGCGGGCAGAAGTTTTCAATAAGGAAACTGGCGACAGATATGGCTATGTTGGTACGTACTATAACCTTGGAGAAAATAAGCAACGAGCTTCTAAAGAAGAACAAGAAATGGAACTACGCGGTTGGGGATTTATCGAGTAACTCTTGACAGAATATAAAACACTAATACACTAACACTATGCCTAAATTAATGAATGCTCCAGATACGG